TTGCTTGTTTGAGTAGGAAGACTAGTAAAAGTTACCCAAGAAAAATCATAGTTAGAAGATGAATTTTTTTGTAATACTTGTCCAGAAGTACCTCCTGTTGGCGTTTTTGCTGCGTACGCTGTGTGAAGACCGTACTCAATGTTAGCAAGTCGGTCTTTTAAACTATCCCATGTGTAAGAAATCGTTGGCTCTGTAAATGAGCCAGTCCAACCAGAACTAAGAGTTAGATATGTTCCAAGAACAGTTTCAATAGAGTTAACTTCTGCACGAAGAAAGTTAACGTGTTCTGCAAGAATAGTGTCCGTAAAGTTAATTACGTCAGACCCAAAATTGCGTACTGCACTTGGGTAGAGTGGTGATGTTGGCACTAGGTTATCCTCTCAATATCTGCTTGTATTTTCTCGTCTTTGCCCTCAATTTACTGCCTTAACTACTAGCCATTGCTGCCGTGGGTGTGGCTTGGGCTAGTTCTTGTAGCCAAAGTATTGTGTATTGTGGTTAGTTGTGACTCTAGAGACGCTATTCGTGTCTCATAAGTTTTAAGTTTATTTGCCATTAACATAAGAGTGTCAGTTAAATCTAGTTCTGTTGTTCCGTCGTTGTTTTTGTTTGTCTTTAGGTATGGTGTTAAACCAGTTAAAGATACAGAATCAGCAAGTGGCTTAATAAACATCTTTTTGCTTTTTCCCTGGTGTTTACCAAAAGCACCAAACCAAATAGGGTACTCATGGTCACCTGCTTGAAAATGTACCCAAACACCTTGTCCAATATTTGGAACTTCTGTACTTATATTTGCTGGTTCCATAGGCCACACCCAATCAGTGGTATGTCCTATTGCAGTTGCAATCTCTACCTGTAAACGACGTTGTTTTTTAGGGTCAAGATTATTTTTTACTGTAGCCCTATAAACACCAGAAAATATTTGACGTCCTTCTGTCATTTTTAAAGAGTTCCAATATTAATGTTTTCTTCTTTAATGCGGAAAACCTCATTTGCTGCACCAACTAAAGTGTTAAGACCAGAACCACCTGCACGGTGTAATACCGTTAATTTGGCAATTTTAATGCCACGAACGTTGTTGTTAAGTATTGTTTCAACATCTTGTTGATAAATAGTTTGTTGAAATGTGTTGTAAACATAACCATAGTATGTTGTTAATACAGATTTAATTGATGCTTCAACTTCTGTAGTTGTGTATTGTGGTTCTTTTGCATATTGAACAGTTACAACTACATCTACGTATGCTGGTGGTTGCACAGTAAGGCTTGTTCCAATAAGGAGACGAGGTCCAAGTGCACTTAGAATATCGGCAGCAAGAGTTGTGTATTCACTAGTTGGAGTTTGAGTATCGTCTAATCCAGGTTGTAAATCAGCATCTCCAGCGTTACGAGACGGCGCTACATACAGGGTAACTGATGTCCAAATGTCTGAAGTTGCGTTTGCTTTACCGCAATTGCTAACGCCAAGAGCCAAACTGTTAAAATCTTCAAGAGTAATTGCACGAGTATTAGCACGAAGTGTTAGTGGTGCTGAGTAACGAATTTGTGTAAGGGTTTCAGGGTTAGAACCACCAAGACCTACAGAATCATTTGTAACAGTAATTAAAGATTGCAAAGCAATTAAATCATTAGTTGAGTATCCTGGGATTGAATTGATTGTGGTCAATACTCCAGTAGTAACGTTACCAAGTACACCACCACCAACTGTGTACAGAACACGAATTTCAGAAAAGTTTACTGGGATTGCTCCAGATACCCCATCGCCAAAATTGACGTAAACATTGTTATTAATATCGGTTGTTACGGTAAATACTTGGTCTGATGGTGCGCTGTCAACTAAGTGCTGTACTTGAGACCATTTAGAGTAATTAGCACCATCTTGAACGTACACACTTAAAGAACCATCTACAGCAGGAGATTCTCCTAATTCAAAAATTTGATTTGGTTTTCCATCAGATGTTCCAACTAGTTCACCGTATGCGTTGGCATAATCGGAAACTAAGGTAACGCTGCGGCCTTCTGTTGCAGACATATTTCCAATACCGTTATTAACACCAGGGTCTAAAACTAAATTAGCATCTGTTGTGAAGTACACAGTGTTGACCACATCACCGCTTACTACATCTGCAGAGATAACGGTTCCAGCAGGAATAGTTATTACATCAGTAGTTGAAGAGTTAGTAAATGTTAAATTTACAGTGGCTGAACGGTATCCTGAAGGAATGTATCCGTATGTTTGAGCAATGTTTACAACGCTATCTCGTTGTGTTGCAGTAGAGATAAATGATTCATTTACATTTCGGTCAATGTAGTAAGACATTAAATCGCCCATATAAGCAAACGCTTCTACAAGAGCAACACCAAAGTCTGTTGGGTTGGCTGCAGTCCAGTTTGGGATTCTATCTTGAATACGGGCAATTAACTGCTCACGAATAGAGTAGTAATCACGACCTGTATAGTCTAGTGAAACTGGTATATCACTTGGGGGTACGATGCTCATAGGTTTTCCTCTACTGATATTTGATTGCCGCCAATATAAGTTATTGCTACTACTGTGTTTGTAACTTCACCGTTAGGAAGACCATAAGTTATATTGACATTAGTTGTTCCAGTGTATTCATCAAAAGAAACATCTACGTTGTTTAAAGTTAATAGTTCTAAAAACGATGGAAAGGCTCTTTCAACTTCTGCTGTAATTAAGTTCATAGCATCATCACCTGTTTGCATAAAAGCAGAAGGAATTAAAGTTCCAAAATCTGGATTTAAAATTCTTTCCTGTAAATTGGTACCAATAACAAAACGAACCCTATCTGCCCAAATTTTTCGCTGGTCTGTTGTAGAGGTTACTTCTCCATAAGCGTTGATAGAGAAAGGCAAAGCAAGAGTTACTTCAGCCATTACTTTCCTACCCATCTATTTGGAGTGGTTTTAAACCCACCACGTGTCTGTACTACCAGCGGTTGTCTAGAACTTATTGTAGGGGTTGAAGGCGCTTGTTTTCCTCCTGTAGCCATCTCATAAGCAATATTACGGGTTGGGATAATAGAGGCTGTTTCTTTGCGAAATACTCCGCCTTTATTTTTTCCAGTCCCATCGCTCATGCAAGTAAAATCAACGTTATAACGACCATCAAAGGTCATATAATGTTCAACTCTTTTAATAATCCAAGAACCATCTGTTACATCTCCAGTGCCGTTAATTTCAATTGTTCTATAAGGTGCAATACGTGGGTCCCCTTGTCCTTGACCTTCTCCGTGAATTGAAAAACGTGCAAGATGAGATAATCCTTCTGATAACTCTTTAGCAATATCTTTTGTTTCTGCTACAACGTTTGTTACTACTTTTTTAAATAATGCTTCTACTACATTTGTTCTTAAATTTTTTCCAACACCAGATGGTGTACTTGTATGGCTATGGCTTTTACCTGTAATTGGGTCTATACCTTGAACAATCTGTTGTTTTTTTGCATAATGCCCAACTTCAAACAAATCCCCTAAGTTTGCAGTAAAACTATCTAGTGTTTGAGCATCGTAAACTACACCTGCGTTTACATCACCGTTATTAAACGACAGTACTGGAATTACCGAACTAAATTGGTCAATAAGCCTATCAATGCGTTGAAAATACAGTGTTGAGTTACTTACATAAGCATGAAATCCAATGCGATTGCCAAGTTCTTGTATTTTTTCCCAATGTGTTAATCCAACTAAAGATTGCATACCAAATCTAACATTGCTTTTATCAACAATTGCTTTTAATTTATATTTTTTGCAAATGTCAATGACAATTTCAGGTGCTGTTTTATTTTTCCACATATTATTTCCACCTTCTTTAAGGGGAAAAGAACCACCAATGCCACGCACTACAACGTTGCGAGAAACTGTGGCTTGTGTTTTATTTTTGTTATTGTAAACATAACCAACCCACTCACCTTTAGCGTATTGAGTTTGCCATTTTAATTTCATCAAAACACCAGTTTTAAATGCTTTTTGGTAGTGTGGGTCATAAGAAGCAAACCCAAGTTCAATAACATCTTGTTTATGTTGTTCTTGGGTAAGGCGCACCCATTGAGGAACAACATTAAAAGTTGGAAAATCAGGAAAAGACACTTGATACGTAGTGCCAAAACGACTTTGAGTTCTTACATTATTCACGAGGAATCCTTAACTGAAGTCCTGGTTTTAACGTAAAGGGGTCTAACACATCTGGGTTAATGTCCATAATTTGCCACCACAAATTAGGGTTACCCAATGTTTTTGTAGCAATATTTTCTATGCGGTCGTTTTCTGTGACCTCATACCAATAATAAGCAACATTGTAAGTTGGAAATGTCCTAAAGATGCTAAGCATATAGTTTCCAGACTTTGGTTCTTGTGCCATAAACAAGGCTCCATCTGCATAACGACTGTCTAAATAAATGGTCATTTTTTAACACTTCCATCCCAGTAACGGCTACATGTAATAGAAACAACAGAAAGTAATGGAATCATTTTTTCTGAAAAAATTTTGTGAACAACCTCAAGGCCACTTACACGTACACGATAACGAAGTTTATTTCCTAAATGAAGTTCTACAGGACGAACTGGTAACCAACCTGGGTC